GAACACGCTGAGGAGATCAAGAAGCGGGACTACTTTGTCCCGATTGCTTACCCGCATGATGGGAATCGCAGGGATAGCATGGGCAATCCTGGTCTTGCTACTCAGTACCGTAATCTTGGGTGCAATTTTCTGCTTGAGCATTTTACTAATCCCGCTGGACTTGGTGAGAAAAAAGGCTCCAATTCTGTGGAAGAAGGTATCCAAGAAATGGTCGTCTGGATGGAAGAGGGTAGGTTCAAAATCTTCTCGCACTTAGACAACCTCCTGCAAGAGTACAGGCAATATCACAGGAAGGATGGGAAAATAGTCCCAATAAGGGACGACAGCATGAGTGCTATGAGGTATGCGTTCATGAGCCGCAGGTACGCAGTTGCCGGTACTTCCGAGCATTGGAAGTGGAATGAAAAGGAATTTTTAGACTACCCTGAATATGGGTTTATATAATGGAAACTAAATAATGGAAAGACCTAAGACTGAAGAAGAACTGCTATCGAGGATTAACGCAGAAGTAACAGATGCGTTAGGATTTGATGACACAATCCAAGAGCAGCGCGACAAGGCCATGCGCTATTACTACGGTGAGCCATTCGGTAATGAGGTAAAAGGCCGGTCACAGTTCGTTGACAGCACAGTTCAGGATTCTATTGAGTGGATAAAGCCAAACCTGATGCGCGTATTTGCGTCTGGTGACGAGTTGGTTCAGTTCCAGCCTGGAGGGCCTGAGGATGTTCAGGTTGCTGAACAGGCAACGGATTATGTAAACTATGTATTAACTCACGACAATGACGGATGGTCTATTCTTTACAGTTGGTTTACTGATGCGCTTCTGCAAAAGAATGGCACAGTCAAGGTATACTGGGATGAGGAAGAGATCACTGATCGTGAAGAGTATCAGGGCCTGACATCCGTAGAGGTTGAAGCGGTCCTGATGGAAGATGGCGTAGATGTCATAGACCAGGAAGAGATGGGCACCAATGAAATGGGTGAACCCATATACGACATCAGTGTGTTAATCACAAAGGAAACTGGGCGTATCAAGGTAGAGAATGTGCCGCCTGAGGAATTCCTGATTAACCGTGAAGCCAAGAGCATAGAAGATGCCAGGTTTGTATGCCACAGGGTTAGGCTTACCTTGAGCGATCTACGAGAAATGTATCCAGACGAAGACCTGGATATAGAGGATATCAGCGGTGGAAAGGTTGACGCTGACAATCCAATATGGAACGAGGCCAGGGCAGCAAGGTATTCATTTGATAACACAATGGCCGCATATCCCTACGGGGAAGTTGCTCCAGAGGATGCGCTAACAGAATACTACCTGTACGAGTCTTTCATTAAGACCGACTGGGATGGTGACGGGATTGCTGAGTTGCGACAGATATGTACAGTTGGTGATAAGGTGCTTAACAATGAAGCGGTTGATCATGTTCCGTTCATAACCATGACGCCTATTAAGGTGCCTCATAAATTCTATGGGCTGTCTGTTGCGGACTTGGTTATGCCTTTGCAGGAGATCAAATCCACGTTGATGAGAAACCTCCTAGATAACGCGTATAACCAAAACTTTGGCCGCTATGCTGTGCTTGAAGGTCAAGCGAATTTAGATGATTTGCTAACCCAGCGTCCGGGCGGTATAGTCCGTGTAAAATCCCCCAATGCAGTTACCCCACTGGCTACCCCTGCACTTGAGCCGTACATATTCCAGATGCTGGAATACATTGACGGTATCCGTGAGTCCAGGGCTGGCGTAAGTAAGTATTCGCAGGGTATGTCGGATGACGCACTGACGAGCCATACAACGGCCACGGCGGTTAATGCCGTGATGACCGCTGCTGCTGCCAGGGTTGAACTGATTGCACGTCAGTTCGCTGAGACTGGTGTTAAGGACTTGATGAAGCGTATATACCAGTTGCTGGTTATCAATCAGGACATGGAGCGTACTGTAAGGATCAGAAATAACTGGATACCCGTTAGCCCGTCCTCATGGCGTGATGAACTAGATGCGACTGTATCAGTGGCGCTTGGTCACGGAAATAAGGAACAGCAGATCGCTCAGTTAAATTCTGTTGTTCAGATGGCTAATGGAGTAATGCAGGGTGGAAGTCAGATGGTATCACCGCAGAATATGTACAATGCTTCTGCTCAGTTGTTGAAGGCAATGGGTTATCAGAATGTTGATGAGTTCCTGACACCGCCAGAGATGCAGCAGCCGCCTGGTCCTACACCAGAGCAGCAGAAGATGCAGGCAGATATGCAGAAGGCTCAGGCAGAGGTTCAGAAAGATCAGGCAGAGGTTATGATCAAGCAGGGCAAACTACAGTTGGATCAGCAAGAGTTTGAGCACAAGAGGAAGATGGAAGAGATGGATGTCAAACTCAAGGTTGCAGAACTTGAAACAGAGATCACAGAAGGGAGGCACGTAAAACTTGGCTGAAACATTTGACCGAGAAAACGAAGCCCGGCAGATACTGAAGAATCCGTTATATGTTGAGGCTTTTGAAGAATTAAAAAGACAACTCATCCTAGAGTGGGGCCAGACCCTACCGGGAGATATCGAAACAAGAGAGTCCCTATATATGAGCCTTAGGCTTGTTGAAAGGATAAACGCTCACTTTGAGTCCGTACTGGAATCTGGAGAAATAGATCGCATACGCGATCAACACCCCCATATCTAAGGAGATAAAAAATGGAAAACAAAGCAGCGGACAATGTCGCAGCAGCGATACCCGCAAACGTAGATGAGACTGGTAGCATTGCTACCGCAACCGAGGCTCTACTCAATATGCTGGATGCAGAAGATGCACCACCGGCTACTGATGAAGGGTCAACCCCCGATGAAGAGGTAGAAGCGCAACCTGAAGAGGACGCAGAAACCGAGGATACAGAGGTGGAAGAGGATGACGACTCCGATGAGGATGAGTATGATCCTGACGATGAACCTGAATTAGAGGGCGACGATGTAGAGGATGTGTACACTGTCAAAGTAGATGGTACAGACACTGACGTTACACTCGATGAACTCTTGGCGGGCTATTCGCGACACAGTGATTACACTAAAAAAACGCAACAGATATCTGAAGAAAGAAAGCAGATCGAGCAGATGGCGCAAGCCTTTCAGCAAGAACTGCAAAACACTCAGAATGTGCGAGAGCAATACGTTAATCAGATAGGACAATACGTTCAGCAAAGCCTTCAAGGGTTGCAACGGTTCGCAGGAGTGGACTGGGCTAGACTCAAAGAAGAAGACCCAATTGAGTACGTCACTCGTCGTGATGAATTCAGGGAAGAGCAGAACCGCATTGGTATGATGCAACAGCAGCAGCAACGGGCTATTCAGGAAAACGAGCGTCAGGCAAAACATATGCACAGCGCTCAATTACAGGAAGAGACTCAAAGGCTTGCTGAGATTGTGCCGGAGTGGACGGACGACAAGAAGCGTCCAGAGTTAGCAGGGCAGATGAGGGAATTCGCTAGATCATCTGGATACTCAGATGAGGAGATCGACTCAGTAATTGATCACCGTGCTATCGGAGTTCTTTTGAAGGCTGCTAAATATGATGCTCTTACTGCTGGCGACCTAAAGAAAAAGAGGGTAAAACGTAATCCGAAACTGGTGAGGGCTGGTTCGAAGAAGGACAAATCGACAAAGTCTAAAACAAAACGTAAGGCTCAAATGAACCGTCTTGCAGAGACTGGCAGTTATAAAGACGCTGCTAAACTCATGGAGGACTTAATCTAATATAACCATCGGAGGTTACTATGGCAGTACCTACAGACACGCGCCTAACGTATGGCGCAGTTGGAATCAGGGAAGACCTGTCCAACATTATCTACAATATCGCTCCTGAGGAAACACCCTTCATGAGTGGTATTGGTCGGTCTAGTGCCGACAACACTTATTTTGAGTGGCAAACTGATTCGCTACAGGACCCTGACGACACGAACCGGCAGTTAGAAGGTGATGACGCTAATGTTATCGCAGTCTCTGAGCCGACCCGTGTGGGTAACTGGACGCAAATCAGTTCCAAGGCCGTTCAATCGAGTGGAACCGCAGAGGCGGTGGACTTTGCCGGTCGTAAGTCAACTCAGGCTTACCAGATGGCTAAGCGTGCTAAGGAATTGAAATTGGACATGGAGCACATGCTCCTAGAGTTGGATGAGGCTGGTTCCGCAGGAACTTCGTCCGCCGCTCGTTCAACCAAGTCCGTAGGCGCGTGGATCACGTCCAACGCTGTTGCTGGTACGGTTGTCTCTGAGGACGACATTCGTGAGATCATGGAGAAGTGCTGGAAAGCCGGCGCTAAGCCTGACATCCTGATGTGTGATGGGGTGGTAAAGCAGGAGATCTCCGCTCTCTCGCAGAGTGTTTCTCAGTTGCAGACGACTGCTAACAACAAGAGTCCCGCCTATGTCGTGGCAGCGGTCGATATATATGTTTCGGACTTCGGGAATTTAAAAATCGTTCCCAACCGTCTCATGCCCGCACAGACTGGTTACTTCCTTGATTATGAGTATTGGGATGTCGCTTATTTGCGTCCGTTCGCTACTCATGACTTGGCACGTACCGGTGACTCGATCAGCCAGTTGCTTGTCGTTGAATACGGACTTCGCTCTAAGAACGAAGCCGCCAACGGTAAAGTCACAGGCTGGGCACCAGCACCGTAAGCAGTAAACTTGGGAAGCCCCCTTCGGGGGGCTAACCTTTTGGGAGATAAAATGGCTCGCGACTACAAAAAAGAGTACAGAGAATACCACTCAAAACCAAAGCAGAAAAAACGAAGGGCGCAGAGAAACAAGGCCAGGGCTATAATTAAAAAGCACCTTGGTGAGAGCGCCATTAAGGGAAAGGACGTTGACCACAAGGACAGGAATACTAAAAATTCATCGAGAAAGAATTTAAGAGTACAGAGCAAAAGCAAGAACAGAGGACGAAACAAG